GGGGGGTATGCGAGGCATTACAGCTAAGACTATGGAAGACTTTGGCGTACAGACTTATTCTGATCGTCAGGAATATGTATACCCCAGCGGGGGAATTAAAGTACGCAAGCTAGATGATAAGATATTCTACACTAAGGATGGCTTTAAGGGTGATGAGCTATTCGGTATGAACCTGTTTACTGCTGGTAGCTCTAAGATGGTAACAGTTACTGAGGGTGAATTAGACGCCCTCTCAGTAGCCCAAATGCTTAAGAGCCAGTACACCAACCCTGTAGTATCTCTACCCTCTGCTACGCCCTCTAAGAAGCTCTGGGAGAAGTGTACAGAGTGGCTCAATAGTTTCGATAAGATTGTCCTATCTGTAGATAACGACGAAGCTGGTAATGCTGTAGCTGATCGTATGGCTAAACTGTTCCCTAATAAGGTCTACCGTGTACCACACGACAAGTTCAAGGATGCTAATGAGTTCCTGACTAATAATGCAGCAGCAGAGTTTAAGAGTGCATGGTGGAACGCTAAGAAGTATACACCTGAGAATGTTCTTAATAGTACTGAGGACTTCATAAGCCTGTATACTGATACGCCAGAGCATCAGTATGTGCCAACTGGTATTATAGCTTTAGATGATAAGATCTTAGGTTTGATGCAAGGTCACTTCACAGTCATTAAAGCGCCTACAGGTATAGGTAAGACTGAGATTATGCGTTACCTAGAATACAATATGTTACAACATAACATCCCATTTGCTGCATGGCACTTGGAAGAGACTAAGCTACGATCTTTACTTGGTCTTGTGTCGTATCAGTTAAAGGATAATCTGACTCGCAGGGATCTCATAGAGGAGAAGCAAGCAGAGGATGATGTCATACGTGCCATCAAAGAGCTAACTAAGGATGAGCTATTCTATCAGTTCTATCTTAGTGATGGTCAAGGTGCTGATGAGCTATGCGACCAGATTAGATACTTTAGTCAAGCATGTGGCTGTAAGTTCGTATTCTTTGAGCCTATCCAAGATGTAGTATCTGGTCAGTCAGAAGAGAGTAAGGAGCAGATGTTAGCTGACTTATCGGTCAGGTTATCTAAATTATCAGCGGAGCTAAACGTAGGTATCGTAACTATTGCACACACTAACGACAATGGTGATCCTAAGTACTGTAAGATGATTGGACAACGTGCATCAGTTATCTTAGACCTCTCCCGTGACAAAGAGGCAGAAGACTTACAGGAACGTAATACAACGCACATAACAGTGCAGAAGAATCGCCCATGCTCAGAAGAAGGTAGGGCTGGTATGATGCGCTTTAACTCAGAAACATTTACACTACGAGAGGTAATATAGTTGCCAGTATTTGATATAGAAACAGATGGACTAGATAGCACTAAGATCCATGTAATCTCTTGGATGGATGACCAAGGGAATGTGCAACACACGCATGATTATGTAGCTATGCGTATCTTCCTTGAGGAAGCACCAATCCTGATAGGACATAACATTGTAAGGTTCGACATCCCCGCAGTGGAAAAGGTGCTAGGCGTTAAGATAAGCGCAAGGCTAGTAGATACGTTAGCTCTGTCTTGGTATCTAAACCATAGTCGGAGCTTAAGTGACCATAACTTAGCATCTTATGGTGAGGAGTATGGTGTTCCTAAGCCTAAAGTAGAGGATTGGGTAGGCTTAACACCAGAAGAGTATGCTCACAGGTGTAATGAGGACGTTAAGATCAACGCTAGACTATGGCGTGACTTAGAAATCAAACTTAATAAACTATACCCTGATGAAGATGAGAAGTGGCGTTTCACTGACTACCTTACATTCAAGCTACAGTGTGCAGCAGAGCAAGAGGCCCTACAGTGGAAATTAGATGTAACCAAAGCTAAGGGGCATCTAGCGGAATGGAAAGCCATGAAGGCTGAGAAGATAGAGCAGTTAGCTGATGCTATGCCTAAGCGTGTTCTAACTAAGGTACAACAAAGACCAAAGGTAATGTATAAGAAGGACGGTGAGCTATCGTCACATGGCGAAAGGTTTGAGGAACTACGCAAAGAATATAAGCAGCCAGAAGGTGTACAGTCCTTTGTCGTTAGGACAGGTGAAGAACGTGCTAACCCTAATTCACCACCTCAAGTAAAGGATTGGCTGTATTCTATCGGGTGGAACCCAAGTACCTTTAAGTTTGAAAGGGGTAGTGATGGCGAAGAGAAACAAATACCACAGGTACGAAAGGATGGAGAACTATGTCCGTCAGTCAGAAGATTGGCCTCTGCCGACCCTGCTGTTGTCATCCTTGATGGGCTTTCTGTTCTCAGCCATCGTATATCTGTTCTTAAAGGCATGGTTGATGCAGAGCGTGATGGATACGTGCAAGCAACAATCGCAGGATTTACCAACACAATGCGCTTCCGTCATGCAAAACCTCTAGTTAATCTACCCTCAGTGGAAAAGCCCTATGGTGCTGAGATACGTGGATGTCTGACTGCACCTGATGGTTACACCTTGTGTGGGGCTGACATGACTAGCTTAGAAGACACAACCAAGCGTCACTACATGAAACCACTAGACCCTGATTATGTAGCTGAAATGAGTAAAGAGGGCTTTGATCCACACTTAGACTTAGCTAAACATGCTGGTGTTATCACACAAGAGGACATCGACAAACACAACTCAGGGGAACGTAGCTTGAAGTCACTGCGTAAGAACTACAAGGTAGTGAACTACAGTGCTACATATGGCGTAGGAGCGCCTAAGCTGGCCCGTGAGACAGGTATGAGTGTCAAAGAGGCTAAGACCCTTCTGGAAGCCTTCTGGTCACGTAACTGGTCAGTAACTAAGGTAGCTGATAGCTTACGCACTAGAGAGTTATTTGGCAGCATGTGGGTACAGAATCCAGTATCTAAGTTCTGGTACAGCCTACGAAGTGAGAAAGACCGCTTTAGTACCTTGAACCAAAGTACGGGTGTCTATTGCTTTGACAACTGGGTTAAGGGGTGTCGTGAGAAGGGTATCAAGACTGTTGGTCAGTTCCACGACGAGATCATAGCCTTAGTAAAGGAAGGTGACGAAATGGAGACAAAAATAAATATGGAGTACTCTATACAAGATCTCAACAAACAACTGAATCTAAACATAGACTTAGGGATCGACGCTCAATTCGGAAGTACATATGCTGATATACATTAGTAAAAAATATTTATACTTTCGTGTCTAAGATCGTGAAATGTATCCCTATATATAATTACCAGCCTTAATGAAAGGAACTCGATATGGGTAAGAAAGTTTATGTAGATTGTGAGTTAGAGTGGACAAAGTTACGTCCAGAAGACCGTGACATGGGTCCAAATGATGGATCAGATATGGCTAAGAACTTTGATGCTAAGAAGGGTATCTATGTTGTAAACTGTATCATTGACGAAGACACTAAATCTAAGATGGTTGCTGATGGTATCCCAAACAAAGGGTTACAGGCTCAACTCTTCAAGACTAACAAAGAGGGTAAGCAATTCTATAAAGCTACTCGACCCCACTTTAATCCCAAGTTCAAGAATCAAGACACAGGGGAACAAGGTGTTGAAATGGGGCCACCCGTTATGCTCAAGATGGTAGAAGGAGAGTACCTACCTTGGGATTGGGGTGAGGATGGTCTTATCGGCAATGGCACTAAAGCTACTGTTAAGTTTGATGTGTGGGACGGTAAGATTACTACGCTTGAGAAGGTATGTGTTACTGAGCATGTAGCCTTTGAAGCTGGAGAAGAGGCAGTGTTCTGATATGAAAGTTACAATCACCTTTGAGAACGATAGTGAAGAGGACGGGTTTGATGGTAGAACAACTGTTGAGCGTTATGGTGTAGAAGACTTGTATACACTGGCTCATGTGTATGCGGAAGCTACAAGGGGTGCAGGGTTTACATATGTTGAAGCTGTAGCGTTTGAGAAGGATGATGGTAAGATGGTGTTTGGAGACTTCTGATGGGTAAGCGTAAGGTTCTGATCGACGGTGACATTGTGGCCTATCGGTCAGCCTTTGCTACTCAGGACTTGTTTCCAAAGGATGCAGAAGAGAAAGCTGAGATCCTTCTTGACTACATCTTAGAAGAAACACTGGAGTTCCCTACCCCAGATCAATATGAGATCTATCTTACGGGGTCAGGGAACTTTCGACATCAAATAGCAAAGTCATACGAGTATAAAGGTAACCGTAAGTCAGCAGAGAAACCTATACACCTGTACCATATCCGACAGTACATGGTAGATAAGTTTGATGCTATAGTAAGTGAAGGAGAAGAAGCTGATGATCTTATAGCAATAGAAGCAACTAGACTTGGACCTGATACTGTCGTCGCATCAATAGACAAAGACATGTTGCAGATACCTTGTCACCACTTTAACTTTGGTAAGAACGAGTGGAAAACAGTAGATGACTGGTCAGGACTACAGTTCTTCTACAACCAGATCTTAACGGGCGATAGGGCTGACAACATAATTGGTTTATATCGTGTAGGGCCAGTTAAAGCTACAAAGATGTTAAGTGAGGCTAAGACTGAAAAGGACTTATGGGAAGCCTGTGTTAAAGCCTATGATGGTGATGTAGATAGGGTAATAGAGAATGCTAGGCTACTATGGCTTAGACGTACAGAGGGCGAGATATGGCAACCACCAGTGAACGTAGAAGACACGCAATAAAGAATGGCTACAGATCTGGTTTAGAGGATGACATAGCTAAGGATCTTAAGGACAGGGGTGTAAACTTTGAATATGAGAAGCTAAAGGTACAATGGCAACTTCTTGAGAATAAGACTTACACTCCTGACTTTAAACTGCCCAATGGTATCATCATAGAATCTAAAGGTAGGTTTGTTCAAGCTGATCGTAAGAAGCACTTGATTATACAAGATCAACATCCCTTTCTCGACATAAGGTTTGTCTTTTCTAACTCTAGGTCTAAGTTATACAAAGGTGCAAAGAGTACATATGGGGATTGGTGCAATAAGCATGGGTTCTTGTACGCAGATAAAAGGATACCCGACGAATGGCTAACACAATCCTGATTAAAGTGCATCGTGTTCTTGATGGCCCCTATGAAGACGAAGACGGTAATTACTGGTTAAACTGTAGAGTAGAAGATCCCCAAGAGAGAAACCCAAGTAAAGTTATGTTTGATGAAGAGATCCCGTTTGTCTCCTTTGATGCAGCCTATGAGTTTCAGAATCACTTCTACAGATCAATCGAACCCATACTAATAGAATTTGAAATGGATACCCGATATGACAGCTAAGACAGCAGTAGTATTCTCATGCGCTCACTCAGATCCCTCAACAGGGAATGAGCGTTTCGACTGGCTAGGGGAATTAATCTATGAGGTAAACCCTACCTACATAATTGACTTGGGTGATGGTGCTGATATGCGCTCTCTTAACACCTTTGACACACGTTACCCAGAGGCTATCGTAAGTCAGAACTACGAACAGGACATCAACTGCTACAATGAAGCAATGGATCGTCTACGGAAGAAACCTAGCGAAAGAAAGTATAAGCGACCATATTGGATTGGCTTTGAGGGGAACCATGAGAATAGAATCAAAAAGGCTATTGCACACGACCCAAGACTACAGGGAGACAAGTACGGGATTTCCTTCAGCCATCTTCAAACAGACCACTGGTTCGACGAATACCACGAATACACTAATAGCGCCCCCGCTATCGCTGACTATGATGGCGTTTCTTACGCTCACTTCTTTAGTAGTGGTAATTATGGTACAGCTATGTCTGGTTTACATCATGCTAATAGCTTACTCGCCAATCGTAATCACAGTTCTACTTGTGGGCATAGCCATAAACGTGATCTTAAGTTTAAAGATGGCGCACACCCTAACGGGATTATCGGTTTGGTTGCGGGTTGCTACAAAGGCTCAGAAGAAACGTGGGCTGGACAGGCAAATAGAGACTGGTGGAAAGGTTGTGTAATCAAGCGTGAGATTAGCAACGGTATCTATGAGCCTGAGTTTGTATCACTTAAGAGGTTAAAGGAAATGTATGGGTAAGCGTAGTGACTTTGAGAGGATACCAAGGGATTATTATCCTACACCAATAGAAGCTGTCGAACCTCTTATAGCCCATCTACCATATGAGAAGTTTGATTTTGTAGAGCCTTGTGCTGGTGACGGGAGATTGATAAATCACATACACAAACTAACAGACGGTCTAGGGGAATGCTTATATGCCTGTGACATAGAACCTAGACACCCAGACATTAAGCAGATGGATGCTATGGAGATAAGTTTTGGCAGTCAATATAAGGTTATTGATCTCTGTATTACTAACCCACCGTGGGAAAGAAAGTTCTTACACGCTTTCATAGATCACTGGACAGAGATATGCCCAACTTGGTTGTTGTTTGATGCTGATTGGGCGCACACTAAACAGTCTGCTGCACTTATGACTTACTGTACAAAGATCGTAAGTATAGGCAGAGTTAAATGGATTGAGGGTAGCAAGATGACAGGTAAAGACAACTGTGCTTGGTACT